TTAACTATAAGTTTTCCTGGGAGTTGAGGAATGATTTCTTCTACTTTAGATCTGTTTTTATTGAGTTGGTCTACTGGAAGACCTGTAAAATAAGCATCAAATCTTTTACTTACATAGTCTTCACTTAACTCTAATGTGTAGTATATAACATTGTATCCTGCTTTAATAGCTTCACCTGCTAAAGCAATCATCATCCATGATTTACCTCCACCAGGACTACCAAAAAACAAAGCTAAATCTCCATTACCCAAACCACCTTGCATAAGTTCATTTATAGGAGCCCATGGAGTAGGTACAACTTTACGATAGTCTTCTCTATAACGTGATTCAATGTCTTTATTGTATTCATGACCAATGTTTTTATCTTGGCCTGTTTTCATAGCAGACTTGATTAAGGACTGTATTGACTCATAGTCTCCTACTTTAATAAGTTCTACACTATTTAATAGTGCTTTTTTAAGTTGTTGGTTTTTACAAAATGTAGAAAATTCTTCTTGTACGTATTTGGTGTCTGTGTCGCTGTGTTTATAGGCTTCTCTAAGTTCTTCTTTAATAGCAAGTTGAAGAACTTCATTTTCTACTTTTTTCATTTCTACTTTCAAAATATTCATGCTAGGGTTAGTATGATATTTTTGATAGTATTTAATAATTTCATTTATTACCCATTTATGGGCTTGATTAGAAAATATGTTTTCATCTAAACTGTCATATATGTTTACTAGGAATTTTTTATCAGTGAGTAAAGAGGATATAACCTTTAATTGGAATTCTTTTCCATATTCTTCAAAACTTTTTAATGTCATATAACTTATTTTTTAATAAACTTTTTAAAAGTACTTTCAACCCAAATATCTACATTACGTATCATTCCCCCTAATTGATCTTGCTCGTATAATGATATAAATTCTTTAGGATAAAACCTAAGATCTTTTTTAGAAATTTCTTCCTTTAAAAAAACTTTGTCTTCATTATCTAACATAGGATCATTTAAATTCATTATCCTATAATTTCTTCTTAAGTCGTTTTCAAACTGAAGGATACGAGCATAAATAACATGTTCTTTGAGTTTTTCTTCACATATTAAAAAAAGTTCTTCTAATGTTATGGGGTGTGTGTATAATTCAGGAAACAATTTAAATAGTTTTTTTTCTCCTAGACCTTTTATCCCCTGTATGTCATCGGATTTATCCCCTAAAAGAGTCTTATAGATTATAAAGTTTTCAGATAAAACCTTGAATTTAGTTAAGACTGTTTCTTTAGTATAAAATTCTTTTTCTATGGGACGATACACAACAATTTGATCAGTAACTAATTGAAGATAGTCTTTATCACTGGATACGATGAAAGACTTGTCTTTTGGGCTTGTAAGAAGAGTTTTAGATAAAAATGCTATTATGTCGTCTGCTTCTACTTTATCTAAAGATAAAGTTTTAACTGGAAGTAATCTTAAATACTGGATTATTCTGGTAATTTGTTCGATTTTAGAGTGGTCTTCTTCTTCAGAATTTGAAAACACATCCCAGTTTGTAAGTTTTCCTGTGTTGCGGTTGGATTTGTATTCGGGAAGAAGATTTTTTCTGTTGTTTGAAGATCCTTTTCCATCAAAAATTACATAAACTTGGGTAGGATGAATTTGATTAATAAGAGATCCTAAAGATCTAAAAAATCCCCCTAATCCTCCAATATGGGCTCCTTCAGGATTTACCATATTAATCATAGAAAAATTTCTAAAAAACAAATTTAAACCGTCTATTAGTAGAAATCTTTCTCCTTCTACAGTTTCTCCCCCTTTCTCTGAAATATTATTTAAGAGACTAATTAAAGTTTTTTTATCCATAAGTTTATTCTGGTTCAGATTGAGTCATTTCAACTGCTTCTGTTGAAATTTCTTCAACTATTTCAAAATCAGAACCTCCAAGAGTTTTACTCCATTCTTGAGCGTATTTAGTTTTGTATTCTTTTAATGATTTTTCATCATCATGAATAAAACCATGGGGTGTCATGACTAAACGTCCTCTTGATTGTACTCCGTTGATATGATTTTTATCTATTTGTATGTTAGTACGTTTAGCAAATTCAACTTGTTTGCCGTCTTTAATAGCTTTAATTTTAGAAGTACCAGCATCTGTAATATTACCGAAAGTAACTACAAACGTAGCATCAAACCACATTGCAAATCCTCCCTTGTTCATTAACTTAGGTTGAGACATAGGAGTTTCTGCTTTTTTAGCCCAAACTTTATTTATACAAACTAAAGTATTAGTAAATGCAGAAGACTCTTTACGGGATAAAGTAATGCGTTGGTTAACATTATTACCAAACTGAGTAGACATAGCACCGGCATTCCATTCATTGTTGTTTTTATTAGATTTAACAGACATTTCACAAGGAACACTGCCTATACTGTCCCAAAGAAACATTAAATCATAAGGCAAATTTCCTTTCTTTTGTTCGTCTATTAAATCTAGTATAAAAGCTGCTACATCTTCAATAGTATTGATAGTTTCTCTGTCAGCATACAGAAAATTACCTTTATAGTCTAGTATTTCTCCTGTGGATTTGTCTACAACTTCTTCTACTTCTAAACCCATCATTTTAGCGTGTTCCCAAGACCATTTCATTTCGGTAATAATAAAAACAGGCATAATATTTCGTTTTTGAGCAGCTACTGCTGCTTCTAACATTGCTGTGGTTTTACCTGTGTCTGAATGGCCTCTAAGTATGACAATGTGACCCAAAGGAATTCCAGGGATACCTAAGGTATCCTGGAATGCTTCTGAGAGGGGAATCCATTGTTGGTCTTTGAATTTTACATTTTGGTTAAGACCTTTTTTGTTTTTGAAAGCTTCTAAATCAAAGCCTTTTTTTATTTCATTTGAAATGGCTTCATTTAGAGATTTTTTCTTTGACATAACTTAAAAAATATTGTATAAATTAATTTTTATGAGATTAAAAAGGAGAATCATCGTCTTCAAACATTGAATCAAACTTATCAATATTGGAAACTTTAGGTTTGATTTCTAATGAGTAATTGTTGGGCTTTTCATCTTCAAAACCATCATTTTCTTCTGAAACGATTTCGTCTTCTTCAGATTCTGGAGTTAACCATTCTTGCAGTGCTTGTTTAATTACATCAAAGGACAAGCATTTGTAAGCGTCTTTTGGGTCTGTTTGTTCTTCTAACAGTTTTTCAATTTCTTCTTTACTATTAGAAAGAGGAGACTGTTTCATTGATGGTGAAATAGAAGTACGATTGTATTTAGTTCCAGTTACGTCAGGACCTACAGTTACTAGTTTAATGTCTCTACCACTCATAATGTCAGTAAAATCTCCTACTTCATCATCTGCTGCAAGCTGTAAGAATTCTTCATATGTGGTTTTACCGAACTCCCAATATTGAACTCCTTCATGTTCTTCTCCTCTAACAACAACAGGAAGTGTAATACGAACTTTAGGATCAAGTTGTTTTGCAAGTTTCCAGTTTTCTTTGTCGTTAGTGCCTCTAAGTTGTTTAGCAAACTCAGCAATAGGATCTTTTTCACCCCAGTTTAAAGGAGAAGCAATAACCTTAAATTTACCAATATTGTAGTAAAACTTCATTTCAGTAAAAGGATAGTCTTTGTTGAATTTGAAAGGCACTACCCTGATAGTTTGTTTACCTATAGAAGGTTTGAATCTTTTGAGTTTTACACGATCGTCTTCTTTTGGAGAAGAAGTTGATTTTGACATTGACTCTAAACGAGCCTTAATAGCATTTAAATCCATAAATTGTTTTGTTTTAAAAAATTTGCACTAAATATAAAAACCTTATTTTAAATAACCAAATTAAAGTTCAACTATCTTAAAAATCTTTGTGTTGAGTTGTTTTAAATTTCCCTGTTGGGTGAGTAAAATACAATTGTTGTAGTGTTCCCAATCTATAGGGAAATTTTTATCTAACTGCCCGCCATTTAGTTTTTTAATTAAATCATTGAGAGCATTGATTGTGTATAAAGTATTTGTTTCTTTTTTTCTGTGAACTAGAATAGTGTTAGAAGGAATATAATTAACATTTCCCTTTTCAATATTGTATGTTATAGCGTATTCGTCTTTTGATTTAATGTGGAGTACAAACATCTTTTTGTATAAGATGCTATACGTTAAAGATAATTCTTTTACTAAACTATCTAAAGATTCAAAAGTAGAAAAGGTACAGAATAACTTATTATTCACATTAACTTCATTAATATCATTAGGACTGATAAAATCATACTGATGATACATATGGGGAGGAAATTCTAAAGTCGTGTTTAACATAATAATTATAAATTATAATCTGCTGAGTGTTTTATTTTTACAGACAGATTTTTTGAATTAAAAATTTGTAGTATTTCTTCTAGTAAGTTTTCTTCTTCAGAATAATCTAATAAGAAACTATCATAAACATACAAAACTAAACGAGTTTTTTTATTTTTTAAAAGTTTAATAATTTCCCATAATATAAAAACATTATTTGAAGTTTCCAAATTTTGCAGTAAATAATTTAAAAGCTTTTGAGGATTCATGTCTGACAAGTGGGATTTTATGAATCTGTGTTTTGAAATAGGACATTCTATATAGCCTTTTAAATTAAATTCTTCCCATAAATTCTGAGTGAAGTCTTTTGTTTTTTTAAAGAATTCTAAATGTTCGTATTTTTTCCATACTCCTCCATAAATTTGTTTGAAGGTGATTTCTTTAGCTTTTTGATAATCCACTCCGTAGAGTACACTAAACTCATTATGGATATCAGTACTAGAAAAAGAATACCCAATAAGATTAGCCAGTAAAGTTGGATGATAGGCAGTAAGATCCAATTCAATAAAAATACTTTGACTTGGTATAAAAGATTTTCTTTCTCCATTGGTTTTGTTTAAAGATGAAAAATTTAAATTATTAAATGAATTAGAGGGACGAGAAGTTAAAGTATTGAGATTATACTGGGTTCTGACATAGTCTTTTTCTTCGTCCCAAAAATAATCTTCAAAGATGCTTTTATTTATATGAATAGGGTTTTCTTCTAAAAGTTTAAAAACAATATTGTATTTTTTTATGTAAGACTCATTATGGATTAACTCAAAACAACTACTTAACACGTTAAAATTCAACTCACATGACTCATAGTGTTTTACTATAGGAATTATTGAATTTATATTATTTAGTTTAGGGTACTTTTGATAAAACCATTCATGAGTTTTAGTTTTATTAGGAACATATGTAGAAGGAAGAGGATAAATAGGACTAAACACATTACTAAATACAAAATGCCATGTGTCTTTAAGGTTAGTAACATAGATTTTTTTAAAACTATTTAAAAGTCCTTCAATTTCTTTTAAATTTATTTTAAATGCTTCACTGTGATTAATAGATATTAAGTATCCTTTAGTGGCTAGTAGGGGTCTTAAATATATAAGACACATTTCATCATCTAAAGGATGAAGATGGTTGGATAATGGTATGATTTCACAATAAGCTTCTTTATAACCTAATTGTGTAAAATCTTTTAGTTGTTCCGATGTCTCAATCAAATAAAACATATGATTGAATATAAGAAACCTTTTTTAAAAAACAAATTATTTTAGATATCTTGTAAAATTGTCTTTAAAATACTGAGAGAAGCCCCACCATTTGTTTTGATTTTCAAAGAGTTCTGTGTTTTTTTTATTAGCTTCATAAACTTGATTAGAAGTGCCTTTAATTTTCCATAAGATTTTACCTACAGAATACAAATCTAAAGCTACTGTAGGGTCTTTTTTAAGGAACTTATTGTATTGATCTAGATTTATTTCGATGAATTTAGGTTCGTTGTTTTTCTTTGCAAAGTATCTTGTAAAGATGCCTGTAGTGTAGTCTTGGGGGGTGGGTAAAATTAGGTTGTGGTTTGGAATTCCTCTAGGAATAAAGTTTTGATATTGAGGATAACTTT